CAGTAAGATACTGTATTGAAGACGGCACAAGTAGCTTTGAGCTAGGTTCAGGTGTTTTTACTGCTTCAGGGACAACTCTCACCAGGGTTGTTTCTGAAAGTAGCAACAGCGACAATGCGATAAGTTTATCTGGAGATGCTATTGTATTTATTACAGCGATAGCTGCGGATATACAGCCTACAACTTTTACGACTACAGTCTTTACGGCAACAGCTAACCAGACAACCTTTTCAGTCTCATATACCGTGGGGTTTGCAGAAGTATTTTTAAACGGATCTAAACTTTCGGCAGCAGATTTCACCGCTACAAATGGGACTTCAATTGTCCTTGCGTCTGGCGCAGCGGTAGGAGACACCGTTGATGTTGTTGCATATGCAACACAGACGATAGCGAATGTTTACACACAAACTCAATCAGATGCTCGATACTTACAGCTTACAGGCGGAACGCTTACAGGGGATCTCACTGGTACAACAAGCACGTTCAGCGGTGATGTAACGATTGCCGATAAGATTGTTCACAGTGGCGATACAAACACAGCGATACGTTTCCCTGCGGTTGATACGTTTACTGTAGAGACAGATGGTTCTGAGCGTATGCGCGTTAGTGCAACAGGATTACAGGCAACAGGGGATGTTATCATTCCTGACAAGATCGTACATGACGGTGATACCAATACAGCAATTAGGTTTCCTGCTGCTGATACTGTAACTGTTGAAACAGGCGGTTCAGAACGTATGCGTGTTGATAGCTCTGGTAAAGTAGGCATTGGGACGAGTTCACCTTCCACTCCATTACATGTCGTAGGTAATAACGGAATTTTGGTAGATACGTCAGGTAATGGTGACGGCCAAATTTATTTTGGCGGTATTTCAGGATCAGACAGAAGTTATTTATCAAGATCAACTAATGATTTTGCAATATGGAATGTTTCAAGCGGAGTAATAAAACTTGCTACTAATGACACAGAGCGTTTTCGCTTTGGTTCCGCAGGTCAGTTAGGAATAGGTGGCGCAACTTATGGTACATCTGGACAGGTTCTGACATCTGGTGGGTCTGGTGCTGCACCAACATGGGCTGATGCCGCAGGCGGCGGTACTCTTGAGTTTACGGCTTCTGAAAATTTAGCAGCAGGGGATGTACTTGTTTTAGACAGTAGTAATGGTCAAGTAGGAAAAGTAACAGTCACAGCGGCATTTGGTAGTGTAACCAGACTCAATACGGCTCAAGTAGTGTATTATCAAAAACATACCTTCTATGATGCTACTAATGGTGTAATGTTTGGAATTTATAGAAATGAAAATAACAACTATTATAGGTTTTGGTCTATTAAAGATGGTGAAACAGCGTTTACCGCAACTAGCAATAACGTAGTTAATTCGTCGATGGATCAAGGACACACAGCTTACGATCCAGTGCAAAACACGTTTCTCCATCTGTATCGCAGAAGTACTACTAGTTACTACAAAACAAGCATACCAAACACAAGTAACAGAGGGTACTTAACTGTTAGTTCAGAAAGTTCTCTTCCTTTTAATATTGGTAGTTCACCCCAAATGGCTTCTTGTTACGACTCTGATTCAGGAAAAATAATTATAATTTTTAGAGACGTTAATGACAGTGATAAAACGAAATATGTTGTTGCAACTTGTAGCGGAAATTCTGTCTCTTTTGGTTCTGTAGGAACTGTAACCAACAATGTTATAGGTACAGGCTCTTATGAGAGACATTCTGATGCTACATATGATGATACTGCGAATAGAGTTTTATTTCTCTATAGAAGTTCAAGTACAGCTAACTCAACAAGATGTGTTGCAGGCTCTGTTAGCGGCACTACCGTGACATGGGGGACAGATACTCAGATAGACGGTGGGGCAAACTATGCTCTTTCTATATTGTATGATTCGGTTAGCGGTAAAAATCTTGTGGTTTATGGAGATGGCTCAAATATACAGTCAAGAGTTTTAACTTTAAGTGGGTCTACGATTTCAACAGGATCAGAAACTACAATTGCTAGTAGTTTTGACGGTAAAGGTACTGACATTTATTTTAACTCAGCAACGCAACAACTTAATGTTGCAGGTTCAAATCATAGTGGTGATTTAAATGTTTATCCAGGGACTATAAGCGGAACTGCTTGGTCTAGTTCAGGCGGTTATGCAGGATTATATAGTGGAAATGCACAAAACCCACATGGTGCCTATAATTCAAATGATGGAAGAGGTTATGTATTTTATACAGATGCTGACGGATCAGATGCTGGAAAAGTTGCATATTTTTCTTCTTCCTCTAATAATGCCTCTAATTTTATAGGTATTGCAGCGGCAACCATTTCATCAGGTTCAAGTGGAAAAGTAACTCTTTTTGGCGGGGTGAACGAAAACGTAACAGGTCTTACTATTGGTAGCACATATTATGTATCTATTGGAGGCGGTTTATCCACGGTAGATACTGGTACAAAAGTTGGTAAAGCAGTTGCTGCAACTAAAATATTAATTTCAGGAGGTGCCTAATGACTAGAGCAAGAGACTTAGGAGACTTTATAGCAGACGGCGGAGCGCCAGAGCTTGTCGTAGATACAACCACGCTCGTAGTCGATAGCACCAACAATCGAGTCGGTATAGGAACCGCGAGTCCTAGTCAGGCTTTAGATGTAAATGGCACTGGTAATTTCACTGCTGTAACCGCAGGTACTATTACTATAGATGACATCACAATAAATGGCTCAACCATATCTGATGGTGGCGATTTTACCTTAGACGTTGGTGGTGACATTATTCTTGATGCTGATTCTGGAGCATGGCGATTCAAAGATGGCGGCACTTCAATAATTGAATTATCTGTAGGGTCAGGAAGCAGTCCAACTTTTTTTAGTGTAGCATCAGATTCTGATATTGTATTTAAAGGCAACGATGGTGGTTCTGTAATAACTGCCCTCACACTAGACATGTCAGGTGCAGGTGCAGCTACGTTTAATGCAGGGGCTACTTTTGGGGGCGATGTAACACTGCCAGATAAAATAGTTCACACAGGGGACACCAACACAGCAATTAGATTTCCTGCTGCGGATACTATCTCTTTTGAAACAGCGGGTTCTGAACGATTAAGAGTTGGTTCAGCGGGACAAGTTGGAATTGCAGGAGCTAACTACGGTACAGCAGGTCAAGTCCTTACGTCTGGAGGATCTGGAAGTGCAATTTCTTGGGCTGATGCAAGCGGTGGTGGTTCTGCGGAGTTTACAGCAGGAGAGGCTATTACAGCAGGAGATCCTGTATCATTAAACTCAAGTGGTCAACTTGTAAAAGTAAGTGGTGCTGTGCAAGGCACAACTTTACCAGATTCATCAAGTACATTAGAGGTAAGATCAGGAGGAAGTTTTGAAACTGCTTCTGGAGCAGACTTACTATTGATACCTAATACTAGCAAAGTTATTTGGATTTATAATTATAACAGTGATGTAAAAGCACAAATTCTTTCTGTTAATGGAACGACTATATCAAAAGTTGGTTCAGAAATATCTGTTTCAAGTAGAAATGGAAAACATATATACGCAACATGGGGGCCGTCTAGTGGTGATAAATTTGCCATTGTTTATCGTGACTCGTCAGATGGTGATGATGGCTTTGTTGCTTTATGTTCATATAATTCTGCGACAGATGCTGTTACAATTGAAAGTGAAACTAATATTTCAACGGAATTTTCAACTAATAGATCAGAGGGAACTTGTGTTGTTTTTGACGAAAGCGCAAGTGCATTTTTGTTTGCTTTTAAAGATGGGCTTGTTAGTAGTCGGGGTTATGTTGGGGTTGCTACTCTTTCTGGAACAACTTGGACTTTTGGTTCAAAAGTTACTTTTAATACTAGCGGTGTTGGCGATGAAATAAGCCTTGTTTATGACGCTTCTTTAAGTCTTTCAATGTTAGTATATCTAGATGGTGGTTTGTTTTATGCTCATAGAGTTACTGTGTCTGGAACAACTCCAACTGTATCAACGGAAGTTACAAATAACGATATTACTTGGAATGAAGATGTAGCTAGTTCAAGAAGACTTGCAGGGGATGGTGCAGGTAGATTTATTGCTTGTTACGATAGTAGCAGTAATACAAGGTACATCTTGATAAAAGCTGCTTCTAATTCAACGACTATTGCAGACCAGACAGAACTAACTTGGTATGATGGTAGCAATAGTAAAAAAGCAGATTATGTATCTGTTGCATTTGTTCCTTTTGCAACACCCTCTTCAGGTTCTATAACAGGTAGATGGGTATCTCTTGGATATCACCAATCTAATACAACGTCTTCTTTTGGTTTTGCTGAGGAAGCAGGAACAAACAATATTACAAGGGGTGGTTTAAAAGAAGTTGAAAACAGTAGCGGCAATCATCTACATGGTAATCTTGGATTAGTGTACGTTCCTGCACAAGGTACAATTGTAGGCGTAGGGGCTGCTGAAGGAAGTACTTCTTTTGCTTTTGGAGCGAAACTTGCAGCGGATTCAAGCACTGCAACAGAGTTTGTAGGACTAGCTGAAGCAGGTATAGCATCAGGGGCTTCTGGTAACGTAACTGTCACAGGAGGAATAAACACTGCACAATCAGGCTTGACCGCAGGAACTTTTTACTACTTAACAGCAGGTGGTGGTTTAAGTACTTCTTCTACATCTTTCCCTTTAGGTATTGCTAAATCTTCAACTAACCTTGTAGTTGGAGGAAACGCTGCTGATTTTAATGGGCCTGCTGATAGCGGTTTTAAATTTATATCTGAGATTGTTTCTACAGATTCATCAACTATAGATTTTTCTAATGTTTTTACTACAACTTATGATGTATATAAAATTACAGCTACAAATGTTGGAAGTAATACTTCTAACATAGATCTTAAAGCTAAATTAGAAACTGCTAGTGGTTTTGCAAACTACAATTATTACCTCAGATTAACACCTAATAGCACTTCTGTATGGTCTTATGGAGGCAGTACTATATTTACTACCAATCAAAACAACACAGGTTCTGACGCTCAACGATGTAATTTTACAGTAGAAATATACAATCCACTTTCAACAAATGCTAAACACGCTATATTTAATGGGTCTGGTTATTCTGGTTATAGTAATGTTGTACTAAATAAAATTGATGCAGTGCTTCAATCTTATGAAACAGCAGATCAAACAGGTATTCAATTTTTTGCAAGCAGTGGTACAATTACTGGAACATTTCGTCTCTACGGTTTGTCTAAAACATAAAGGATTATAAATATGGTAAGATACCACGCAACACCTCAAGGCAATGTGCAGTTTACCGAAGAAGAAGAACTAGCCAGAGATGCAGAAGAAAAAGCATGGGCTGACGGTGCTAACGATAGACTAGCAGCAGAACATAGAGAAACTCGCAATGGGCTACTCGCAGCAAGCGATTGGACACAATCCAACGACAGTCCACTAACAGATGAGGCTAAAGCTTCTTGGGTTACTTATCGAACAGCACTGCGTAAATTACCAAATCATAGCAACTGGCCTAACTTAGAAGATAGTGATTGGCCTACGAAACCATCTTAGGGAGAAAAAGATGACAGATAAAACAAACATTGTTTCTATAAACGGAACAGACCATGATATAGATACTTTTAGTGATGAACAAAAAGGTATTATTAATCAACTTCGTTTGTGCCAAACTAAGATAGCACAGATAAAAGCGGAGCTAAACATTGTAGAGGTATCTCAGCAAGC